AATAGACAATTATGAAATGCGTAGCTATTGGTGGAGTTCCAGCCACAGGGAAAACTACACTTGTTAAAATGATATATAACAAGATGCATAAAGTTAACTTTGAGTATGGTTTAGTAAAAGGACATTACGATAAAGAAAATAACATAGCATTGCTAGGACTTTACAACCGAAATAATACATTTCTAGGCACTGACAGACTATCTATGGGTGTAAACAAACAATTCTTACAATATATTTCAATGGTACAAAGAAACATTATATTTGAGGGCGACAGACTATTTAGCTTGAATAATTTGATAAAACTTAATGAATTGTATGATTTAAGAATAATAATGCTAGTAAATTCTCCTGAAACACTTCTGAAAAGACACAAGGATAGGAACGATACACAAACAGACAAGTTTCTTAAAGGTAGAGAAACAAAGATTAAAAACATACAAGAACACTTTGGAGGCATCATCGGTAGGATAGAAACATATACATTAACAAACTTGAAAGAAAGTGAAACATTGAGTAATAATATATATGATTGGTTAAGAACACAAAAAGGACATAATGGCTAGACCTATAAAGAAAGTTGACACACAAGCAGTACAAAAATTAGCACAAATGCATTGTACTTACGAGGAAATCGCAGAGTTTTGTAATGTATCTACAAAGACTTTACAACGGAGTTATGTCCACCTAATAAAAAAGGGTCGTGAGATGGGCAAAATTAGTTTGAGAAGAGCGCAGTTTGAAAAAGCACTAGGTGGTAATGTAGCTATGCAAATATGGTTAGGAAAACAACATCTTGACCAAAGAGATAAAATTGAAAATACCAATTACAATGAGCCATTACCACTAATCATAGAGGGCGATGTCAAAGAGAAAAGGTAATCTTTATGGCAGAGTTGAACATGAGCCTGTTTTTCACAAAACAAATATAGGACGTAATCCTAGTAAAGCTAAAATGAACAAACACAGAAGAAGATCATTTAAGAAATACAGAGGACAAGGAAAGTGAACAAACGATCTAGTTTTTATCCTAATGGCGAATTTATACCATATCAAATGCCACAAGATTTTAGAGCATCAGAGGGTAGAGGTAGCTGTGGTAATTGTGGCTTATATTCAAACAAACATGGATTTTGTGGTGTGTATAGAACTAGAGGTGTTAAAGATACCTATGTTTGTAACAAGTGGCGACAAAGACATTTTAAAAGATAATGGAATTAATAATCTTAGATGATGGTGTATTTACATTAGTCAAAGTTACAAAGAATATGCTTAATCATCTTAAAATTGTTGCAGATGTAGATTGTTTTAGTCTTTGTGATATTGTTCGACTAGAACTAACAAAGTATTTAGATGTAAATAATCAACATTATATGAAAGATGGAAGTGGCTATTTTTATGGGTGTATTTGTAGATAATATATGGTATTTAATTTAGCATGGCTAAATACAGAGGCAGAACAGTTAGACTTAACAAAATAATGCGAGGCGATGTTAAGAAGTTTAAGGTATTTGTAAGGAATAAACGAACAGGCAAAATTAAAAAGGTTAACTTTGGTAGCAAGACAATGTCTATTAAAAAACATATACCAGCTAGAAAGAAATCTTTTATGGCTCGTATGGGTGGAGTGCTTAAAAAAGTTCGTGGTCAGAAATCTTTGAGTCCTGCATATTGGTCGTTAAGGAGTTGGCGATGAAAATAAGTGAGAACACATCAGTATCAATGCCAATAAGAAATATGTTAGCAATAGTATCAGCAGTTGCTATCGGTGTATGGGCATACTTTGGTGTTATTGAAAGACTTAATAAATTAGAAACTGCAGATATTCTTTTTGCCGAAGATCTCTTAAAAAAAGCCGAACAAGAACCAAAGAACTTAGAAATGTTTATGTTAATAGAACATTTAGCATCACAAATAGAATCCATAGAAAAAGAAATAGAAGCTAGTAGATATAATAAAGTCAATATAGATCATTTAAAAGAACAAGTAGATGGTATAAACAAACAAATAGAAAAATTAAGAAATGGTACACACTAATGATAGAAACAGTATTTGCATTATTAATGATTATAGACCATGAAATAAAGGAACACAGAATACAAAATAGTTTAAGTGAATGCCTCAAGGGTAAGAGGGTTGCAGAAAGACAATTAAAAAAAGATACAAAAGTATCCTACAAATGTATTAAATCAGAAGCAGAAGTCGAAATATACATGGGTGAAAAGTCAATTAAAAAACTAATATTAAAATGAATAAAGTAGATGTTATAAAAAAACTTGCAGAAGATAAAACATTTGAGAACGAAACAAGTCAAAAAGGTGAAAACGATTTAGAAGTTAAAATAAAAATATTAAATAAAGAAATAGATACACTTAAAGCAATTATAAATTTAAAAGAAATTGAGTTAACTTCAAAAGATGATATTATTAAAAAATTAAAAAAGGAAGCAGAGGATATGCTGTTATATCCGTAATTATGAGTATTAAAAATGTTATATTGGATAGTAGAAAAGATAGGCAAATTTGCGAGATCAATTTTTCATTGGTCTTGGAGAGTCCAAATGCATCGAAAAATAAAAAGGAAGAAATAGATGAAATGGATTTTACTATACCAAGTATGCTCAATAGTTAATAATTTTTGTTATCCACCATTAACAGATAGAGAACTTGTCAGCTATTCACAATGTGTAAGTAAAGGTGCAGAAAAGACAATAGAACTTGTAGCAAAAGCACCTAAAGAATTTGACGAACAGAAATATATAGTTAAATATTGGTGTCTAAGTGAAAATAGTATTAACAAAACCCCAACATAAAGTTTCATCAAGTAATAAAAGGTTTAGAGTATTAGTATCAGGTCGTAGATTTGGTAAAACCTATTTGTGTATTACAGAAATGATGAAGTTTGCTACACAAGTAGGTAAAACAATATGGTATGTAGCACCTACATTTAAAATGGCTAGGGAAATTGTATGGCTAAAGCTAAAACAAATGTTATCTGATTTTAATTGGATTGAGTCTATAAACGAAACAAATTTATCTATAAGGATAAAAAAAACAGGGAGTATTATATCATTAAAAGGTTGTGAGAACTACGATTCATTGCGTGGTGTAGGATTAGATTTTTTAATACTTGATGAATTTGCAGACATTGATGAGAAAGCATGGACAGAGGTTTTAAGGGCATCTGTTTCAGATACACAAGGCGATGTTTTAATGTGTGGGTCGCCTAAAGGCTTTGGTAATTGGTCTTACAGAATGTATGAAAAAGGCAAAAGAGATAAGGAGTGGGATAGTTTTCAATTTACTACTTTAGAGGGTGGTATGGTACCTAAAGAAGAAATAGAACAAGCAAAACAAGATATTGACATTAGAACATTTAGACAAGAGTTTGAGGGTACATTTGAGAATTATGCTGGTGCTGTCTATTACAATTTTCATGCTGTTGACAATGTTCAAGAAAAAAAGATTGACTGGCAAAAACCATTACACATAGGATTAGACTTTAACGTAGATCCGATGAGTGCCTGTGTTGCACAAATTGATAGAGATAAAATACATTTTGTAGATGAGATAGTAATTTATTCAAGTAATACAGATGAAATGGTACAAGAGATTAGAGATAGATATGGAACAAAAACTAGAATTTTTGTTTATCCAGATCCAGCCTGTCGTCAAAGAAAAACATCAGCAGGTGGTAGAACAGATTTGACAATTTTACAGAATGCTGGGTTTAGTGTTAAATGTAAATTAAAACATAGTCCAATCCGAGATAGGGTTAATGCAGTTAATTCAAGACTAAAGTCTGCAGATGGTAAGAGGTACATTTTTATATCGCCATCTTGCAAAATTATGATAAAAGGTTTACAAAGACAAATATACAAAGAAAATACAAATATTCCTGATAAGGAAGAAGGCTATGATCACATGAATGACGCAATTGGATATTTAACAGAAATTGTAAAACCTTTAGTATCAACACCTCGTGATTTTAGACCTCAAAGATGGAACATAAAGCAGAGATAGTATGGCATACTCTAGAGATGAAGCATTAGAATTACACAAAGATTATCAAGAAACAGTTAACAATTGGCAATACTATGTGCGTAGTTACAACGGAGGATATGATTACACACTTGGTCAATATCTCAACAGATATAATTTAGAACTTGATAACGAGTTTAATCAAAGACTAGCTAATACTCCTTGTGATAACCATTGTAAAAATATCATACAAATTTATTCATCTTTTTTATTTAGAGTAAAAGCAAGTAGAGACTTTGGTAATATGCAAGATGAGGCTAGTTTAGAATCATTCTTAAAAGATGCCGATCTTGAGGGTAATAGTTTTACAACAGTTATGAAACAAGCACAAAACTATGCATCAATTTATGGACATTGTTTTTTAATTTTAGATAAGCCACCAATACAAACAAATACAAAAGCAGAAGAACTTGAGCAAGATATAAGACCTTACGTATCAACGGTAACACCAGAAAATGTATTAGATTGGAATTTTGAAAGACAAATAAATGGAAAGTACGAACTAAACTACTTAAAAATAAGAGAAGAAGTAGATAAATCTGGTGGCTCATATATGAGATTATGGTTTCCTGATAGGGTAGATACTATTTATGTAGAGGACATAGGAACAGAGCCAACATTAATAGATACTGCCACTAATCAGATTGGCAAAATACCAGCAGTTATTTTATACAATGCAAAGTCACACAAACGAGGCATTGGTCAATCTGACCTAGTAGATATAGCAGATTTACAAAAAGCAATATACAACGAGTATTCAGAGATTGAACAATTAATAAGATTAACAAACCACCCATCATTAGTTAAAACAAATGGCGTCAATGCGAGTGCTGGTGCTGGAGCAGTTATTGAAATGCCAGACGAAATGGAGCCAAATTTAAAACCATATTTGTTGCAACCATCAGGACAAAATTTATCTGCAATAATGGACTCAATTACTAAAAAAGTAGAATCCTTCTTCTCTC